CTCGCCGCCTTCGTTAAGTTTGTCCAGCTCGACCCCGACATGCTCAAGGCGCTGCGCAGCCGCAAGTGGGCCGCGTTTGCCAAGCTCTACAACGGCCCGGCCTACGCCGACAATCTGTACGACACCAAGCTCGCCACCGCCTACAAGCGCCACAGCACCGCGCCGCTCGCGGAGGCCGCATGACGCTGCTGCGCCAGATCTTGCTCGGCGCCGCACTGCTGGCCGCGCTCGGCGGTTACCTGTGGCTGACCCATCGCCAACTCATCAACGCCGAGGCACGCGCCATCACGGCCGAACAGTTCGCACGCGATGCAAAAAGCGAGCTGGCGGCCAACGAGGAAGGCGAGCACATCGTCACCGTGTACGTCGACCGCGTGCGGGTTGTGCGCGAAGTCGGCGCCACCATCACCAAGGAGATCCCCGTCTATGTCACTGCACAAGCGGATGCTCGTTGCATCGTGCCTCTTGGCTTTGCCCGCGTGCACGACGCCGCCGCCACGGCCGTACTGCCCGCCCCCCCCGGATCTACTGATGCGCAGCCCAGCGGACTTGCGCTCTCTACCGTCGCCGGCACCCTCGTCGACAACTACACCACCTGCCATGGCACCTCTGCTCAGCTGACCGCCCTGCAGGACTGGGTGCGCGCCAACACCGCACCCGGTAGCAAGCCATGAAGAAACCCGCCAGCCTGCGCGCCGCCCTCGTCGCTGCGTTGCCGGAGCTCGCCCGCGATCCGGAGCGCCTGCTGGTGTTCATTGATGCCGGCGGCCTGCAGAGTACCTATGCGCCCGGTCTCAGCTTCGAGGCTGCGTACACGCTCAACCTGATCATCACCGACTTCGCTAGCGACCCGCTGGTGGTGTGGCTGGCCATCCTGATCTGGTTACGCGTCAACCAGCCGGAGCTGCTCGACAACATCGACAAGCGCCAGACTGGCGTCCAGTTCGAGGCCGACATACTCGACCACGACAAGGTCGACCTCAGCATCAAGCTGCAGCTGACCGAGCGCGTCATCGTCAAGGATCTCGGCGGCGGCAAGCTCAACATCACCATCGCCGACGAGCCGCGGCCCGAGGCGCACTTGGTCGCCGGCCACTGGTCGATCTACCTACGCGACCAACTCATCACCGAGTGGGACGTCCCGCCGGCGTGAGCGACGATCTCGCCCTGCTCGAGGACTGGGCCACCGGCCTGCTTCTCAAGCTCGCGCCCGCCAGCCGGCGCGCCATCGCCCTGACCATTAGCCGCGCGTTGCGCCAGAGCCAGCAGCAACGCATTGCCGCACAGATGGGCCCCGACGGCGCTGCGTTCGCGCCGCGCAAGCCCCGGAAAAATCTGCGTGGCAAAAAAGGCCGCATCAAGCGCGATGCCATGTTCACCAAACTGCGCACCGCTAAATACCTTAAGGCCAAGGCCACGGCGGATGGAGCCAGCGTCGAATTCACTGGACGCGCCGGGCAGATCGCCAGAGTGCACCAAGATGGCGGCGAGGATCGCGTGTCGCCCAAAGGCCCGCTCGTGCGCTACCCGCGCCGGCGACTGCTCGGCTTCGCTGGCATTGACCGCACGATGATCCGCGACATCTTGATCGATCACATGGCACGCTGAAAAAGAATGGCCTCCTTGCGGAGGCCAGTGGGTGGTGCATCGGCGGACTCGCGCCCTGACTACCCGCCCGACACCATCTTCGTAGCGTCACGAAGATGGTTCTGTCAGTTCAGACTGGAATCACCGTAGTCCCAAGTAACGGCGGCATTGCGGCTACACTGGATAAGACAATTGTCCCAGCGCAAACGGGAGGTATCCGGCCATGTTCGATTGGTTATTCAAAAAAAAGACCAAGCCTGTTCGGGTAGTACACGCGCAAATTGGAAATATTCAGCTTGTGAGCGAACGAGGCGGTTCCATCGAACTGAAACCGCTCTCAGCTGAAGTTCGAGCGGATATAGAGGCCACGATCAGGTCTACCCCTGACATCCCTGCGGTCGATTTCGACAAGATCTACGAGGCTGGGCTGCTGTCTGCAAGCAGGGGCCATGACTTGCACGTCCTTGCCGAGGCATTACGGACGATAGACGGGTTGACGCAAAAGCGCGTTGGGGCCATCGCGCTATTGATCAACAGAAGAGCCTCGACCCTAATAAAAAATAAGGAACGTTTGGACCTGGGTATCAAGTACGCGAATTGGCTTTGTTCGGGCGCGCCCTGTGGTGGTCCAAAGCTAACTGCTGCCCATCAGAAGCTTGATGGTAAGCGTTATTCCATCGAGAAAGGTATGGCAATCGGCAAGCGCCGAACATGGCCCGGCATGGATGAGGGATGTCGCTGCTCTGATACGGCAGTCATTTAGCGCTTCGACTAACATCAAGAGTGCAATAGCTACCGTTTAGGAGACGCACACAAAAGAGAACGGGCGCAACGCCCATTCTCACTCCTAACTAGGTGATCAAAGTAGAGCCCTGTCCACCTCTCCCTGCAGCCGCTTCACAGCCACATCGTAGTAGCCGTCCGACATCTCCACGCCGACAAACCGCTGGCCCGCACGCAGCGCCGCAATGCCGGTGGTGGCGCTACCCATGAACGGATCCAGCACCGTGCTACCCGGCGGCACGATCGACAGCAGCTTTTCCATCAGTGATTCCGGCTTGCCCACTTGGTGCTGCTTGCCACCGAGCTGCGGGTGCACGGGCAGCACGCCTGGCAACACCACCGGGTGCGCCTTGGTGTCGATCGGCCCGCGACTACCCCATACCAGATACTCGGCTTGGCTTCGAAAGCGCCCGCGTTGCGGCCGGCATCCGTTCGTCTTGTCCCATACCACGATGCCCTGCCACACCCAACCGGCCACCTGCACGGCATCGGTCATCGTCGGCAGCATGCGCCAGTCGATAAATGCCAGCAGATGGCCGCCCGGTTTCGTCACCCGGTGACACTCGGCAAGCCACTGGCTGGCCCACGCGAGAAATCCGCGCTGGTCGCGGAAGTCGCCCTCGAAGTCCGGCAGCGGCGCCTTGGTTCCGCTGTTGATGTACTTCTCACCGGTTGGCCGTGCGCGTGCCGCCATCGTCTGGCCACCAGAGCAATAGGGCGGGTCTGTGATCACGGCATCGACGCTGGCGTCAGCCAGCCCGCGTAGCACCTGCAGCGCGTCGCCTCGGTGGATCGTGTAGGGCAGAGTCTTGTGCGTCATGAGTGTTTCCGTTCGGAGCTCCCTGGCTCGCTGGCAGGGGACTCGACACGGCCCTCAAGGAATTGATCGTCCCGCAACGCGGGCACTTGATCTCGATCACATCGAAATAACCGGCGCGCGCGAGCAACTTCGCACAGCGCGAGCAGCGCACATCCTGCATCAGTCTGTTCTTGTCGACGTTCATGCCGGCATGGTGCCGCGCCAATCGTTCACCACGCGCTCCCCTCTCAGATCGCGCCCGATGTACCAGCCCACTGGTACACCGCCACCGCCTCGCGCGTGCGCGTATGCGCTCAGCACCATGCCGGCATGACTACGCCTCGCGCCACACGCCTGCCATGACCGTCACCACGTCCGTCGACCTGTCGCGACTGCCACCGCCCGAGGTGGTGGAAACGCTCGCGTATGAGCAGATCTTCGCCGAGATGATCGCCGACCTCGTCGCACGCTCCGAGAACGACGGACAGTTCACGGCGCTGGTGGAATCCGACCCGGCGTACAAGGTGTTAGAAATTGCCACGTACCGCGAAATGCTCCTGCGTGCGCGCGTGAACGATGCAGCCAAGAGCGTCCTGCTTGCATTCGCCGTCGACGGCACACTCGACAACCTCGCCGCCTTCTACGGCGTGAAGCGCCTGACCCTCGATCCGGGCGACCCGGATCGCTCGATCGCGCCCACGATGGAATCCAACGACGACTTGCGTCGACGTGTCACGCTGGCGCCGTCCGGTTATTCCGTCGCCGGCCCCGACGACGCTTACATTTTCCTCGCGCTCAGTGCCTCCGGCCTCGTCCTCGACGCCAAGCCCACCAGCCCCTCGCCGGGTGAGGTCGTGGTGAGCGTTCTGTCGCGTACTGGCGACGGAACTGCCAGCGCCGAGCTGCTCGCTACCGTCCAAGCCGAGCTCAGTGCCAAGACCAAACGCCCGTTGACCGATCACGTCACCGTGCAAAGCGCCGAGATCATTCCGTTTCAGATCATCGGCAAGCGCTACACCTTCGGCGGCCCGGATAGTGATCTCGTGCTGGAGGCGTCCGACGACAGCCTTGCGAAGTACCTCGCCGAATCGAAAAAGCTCGATCGCGACATCACACTCGACGGCATCTACGCTGCCATCCGCGTGCCGGGCATACAGCGCACCGATCTCACGTCGCCTACCGCCAACATCGTCATCAGCGGGACGCAGGCCGCGCACTGCACGTTGATTGACCTGGTCTACGGCGGTATCGATGAATAGCCTGCTGCCGCCCAATGCGACACCGGGCGAGCGTGCGATCGAGGCAGCTACCGCACGCCTCGCCGATCTGCCCGTGCCGATCGCCGAGCTGTGGAACCCGCACACCTGCCCCGAGGACAAGCTCGCGTGGCTGGCATGGGCGCTCGGCATCAGCGCTTGGAAAAGCTACTGGCCGCTGCCGGTCAAGCGTGCCCGCGTGGCCAGCGCCATCGACATCGCTAGGCGCAAAGGCACCGCGCAGAGCGTCTACGACGTGATCGCCAGCTTCGGCGGTTCGGTGGTGCTCACCGAGTGGTGGGAAATGGAACCGCCCGGCATCCCGCATACCTTCCGCATGCAGCTCACCGTATCCGGTGTCAACGGCGAGCCGGCCAGTGCCGAGTTCGTCGACGACGTGATCGCCGAGGTTAGCCGCACCAAGCCCACACGCAGCCATTTCACCTTCGAGCAGGTGGCCACACTGACCGGTCGCATTCGCGTCGCCGCGTTCATTCGCCCCTGCATCTATGCCCGCCTGAACCTGTACGCCGAGGCCGCCGCACCATGACCGCACTCAAGATCACCGTTACCGCTGCCGGCCGCGCGGCATTGAGCAATGCCTCGCACGACGGCACCGCACCTACCAAGATCACCAGCGTCGGCGTCACCGCCACCAGCTTCACGCCGCTACCCACGACGGCCGTCATCCCCGGCGAGATCAAGCGCATCAGCACGATCAGTGGTGGTGCGGTTGCCGCCGATACGTTGCACGTGACCATCCGCGACGACAGCACTGACAGGTACAGCGTGCGCGGCATCGGCCTGTACCTGACCGACGGCACGCTGTTCGCCGTGTACAGCCAGGCTAACGATCTGCTGCAAAAGAGCAGCCAGGCCACCATGCTGCTCGCCGGCGACGTACAGTTTGCCGACATCGACGCTGCCAGCCTTACGTTCGGCGACACGAACTTCCAGATGAGCTTGGCCACTACCGACGTCGCCGGCGTGGTAAAGCTTGCCAGCGATGCGGCCACCATCACCGGCACCGATCCCCAGCTCGTAGTCACGCCGAAAAGCCTGATGGCTGCGCTCAATGATCGCCTCGGCGCCGGTGCGCCGAGCAGCTTCGTCAAGACGCTACTCAACAAGGTCAGCGCGCTGGCGTTCGTCACCGCACTGGGCATTCGTGGCGCTGCCTCCTACGACACCGGATCCAATAACGGGCTGGATGCGGATCTGCTCGACGACCAGCATGGCGCCTATTACCTCGACTACCGCAACCTGACCAGCGTGCCGGCCACGTTCACCCCGGCCCCTCACCAGCACTCCGCTGGCGATATCATCAGCGGCACGCTGGTGGTGGCGCGCGGCGGTACCGGAGCAGGCACCTTCACCGCCGGTAATTACCTGGTCGGCAACGGCGCCGGCGCACTCGCAGAAAGGACGCCAGCGCAGGTGCTGGCCAATATCGGCGCTGCCGCCGTTGTGCACTCGCACCCTATTTCCGACATCAACGGTCTGCAGCCAGCACTGGATGCGCGTCCTCTGCAGACGAACGTCACCGCGCAGATCACTGCGGCAGTGAATGCACTAATCAACGGCTCACCGGGCGCACTGGATACCCTGAAAGAGCTGGCCGACGCCATGGGCGATGATCCTAACTTCGCAGCGACGATGACGAACGCGCTCGCGGGGAAAGCGTCACTAGCTGGTGCGGCATTTTCTGGCGCCGTCAGCGCGCCAACAATGAGCACCATTAACTACTTATTCGGCGCAGACGCGAACGCGCTAATTTATCTCGCAGGCCCTGGTGCTGTAGGCATTCGGTCGGCTGGCGGTTATTTCAGTTTCGACGCAGCGGGCAACTTCAATGCTCTGAACGGCAGCATTACTACGGTCGGCGGACTCACGGTAGGCCAGCGGATTATTTCTTCCACATCCGTACTCGCACTGAGTCCGGCAGCGGCCGGCACGGTTGCGCTGCGCCCGAACGCGGGCACCACGACGGGGCAGCTATCCGTCGACTCCACCGGACTGACTTCCCTGGTCACGCTCGCGGCATCCGGCGCGATCACGGGCGCCAGCGTTCGTGCTACCGGCACCGTCATGGCAGCTGGCGGTTTTCAGGTCGGCTAAACCCTTCGCAGTACAGTCAAGGAATCAACGTGGACAACACCAACAACGCGCGCATTCGCACCCTCGCGCCAGG